AAAAGAATCCAACAGGAAAGAGAGCATCAAGAAGAAAATCATATTGTGCTCGTTCCGCCGGACAAATGAAACAATTTCCGAAAGCTGCCAAAGACCCTAATTCAAGACTTAGACAAGCACGTAAACGCTGGAGGTGTTAAGTGGAAATAAGCGACAAGACGACAGTAGGCATGCCTATTCGAAACTTAGTTTCTATTGTCACTGCGGTGGCACTGGGAGTCTATGCTTATTTTGGAATAGTCGAAACTCTTAATCAACATTCCACTCGATTAGAATTAATGGAAAAAGATTTAGAGTTAAATACAGATTTTAGAATTAAGTGGCCAAGAGGTTTGATGGGAAATTTGCCTGCGGATGACGAACAATTTATGTTGCTAGAATTTTTAGCTGGACAAGTAGAAAAGCATCAAGCTATTTTAGATGAAAATCTACATTCCAAAGTAATGATTGAACATTTAGAAGATATGGTCAATCAATTAGAAAAAGACGTAGAAAAACTAAAAGATGCTACTCGAGATATTAAATTTGCTAATGGAAATGGAAATGGACACTAATGATTAAAACTGTATTGGCTTTATGCTTATTTTCTAACGGAGTATTAATTGAACACACTATTCAGGATTCTGTCAGTGAATGCTTAAAATCTAAAAGAATTATGGAAAGAAACATGAATAATGCACAGATTGTTTGTGGTGAAGTAGAAGCAGAAATTGATGTTAAAATCATCGATGGCAAGGAATACGAGTTTATTAAAAGCTTGGCTAAAGCTAAAGAATCATGATATAAGAAACCATGCAATTAGATAAACTTAAAGATTGGGGCGGATTAGTAACAAGATGGATGCTATTATTTGCTGCCGTAATTATAGGTTGGTCTAATTTAGAAAACAGAGTTACTAATTTAGAAGCAGATACAGTAGGAACCCCTACATTATTACTTGAAATTAAACAGGATTTAGCTGTTATAAAAAATGATATTTCTTGGTTAAAAGAAAACATGCCCAAGAATGACAATCAGTAGATCTCAAATGGCTAAACAAATAGCCAATCCACCCTCTAAAAAGATAAGAAAAAAGAAACCAAAAAAGAGAAAAACAAAGTAGAATTTTCTAGAAGGTTTTGATACATTGAGCTTTAAGCACAAAGGAGTGTAAAATGGTAAATTGTAAGAAAAAAACATACATGAAGACAGGCGGTAAATCTCCTGTTAAAGGCATGAAAAAAGGTGGCGCAGTCAAAGGTTATATGTATGGCGGTTCTGTCAATAAAATGAAAAAATAATGACAACATCTGGAACAACAGACTTTAATCTTAATATAGAAGAAGCAATTCAAGAAGCATACGAGCGTTGTGGCTTGTCGATGAGAACAGGTTACGATTTACGATCTTCTAGAAGAGTTTTAAATATTATGTTTGCAGAGTGGGCAAATAGAGGAATTAATGTCTGGACCGTGAAACAAAGAACGGCCACAGTAGCTCAAAATGATCAAAGCAACACTGCTGATTTTGCTTCTGATATTGTTGATGTATTGGACGTTGTTGTTCGAGACGGCACCACAGATTACACCGTGGATAAAATCAGTAGAGCGGAGTATTTAAATACACCTGTTAAATCAACAACAGGTCGACCAACTCAGTTCTTTTTTGACGGTCAGATTAATCCAGTGATGTATTTCTATCCCGCAGCAGATCAAGCTTATACGATTGTGTATAATGCTTTGACAAGAATTCAAGACGCAGGGGATTATACAAACACAACTGATTTACCCTTTCGATTCTATCCTTGTTTAGTAGCTGGTCTGGCTTATTACATCGCAATGAAAAGAGCACCTGAACGTATGGCAGATTTAAAATTTGAATACGAAGATGTTTGGAAAAGAGCGGCAGATACAGACGGTGGTAGAGATAGTGTGTTTTTAACACCACAAAATTATTTCATAGGTTCATAATGGCAAGATACGCAACAGGTAAATATTCACAAAGAATATCTGATCGTTCAGGAGCAGCTTTTCCTTATAAAGAAATGGTCAAAGAATGGAACGGTTCCATTGTCCATGTTTCAGAATTCGAAGCCAAACATCCACAGTTAATTCAAACAAAAAAACAATTAGCGGATCCCGAAGCTTTACAAATGGCGAAGCCTCAAATATCCTCTACAACTGTTTATCCACCCACTGATGGATTAAATGCTAATCAGTTTCAAAGCACGGGTATGAAACCTTCGACTCATGTTAATGCCGATACTCGAATGCAAACAATATTAGGAAAGGTTACTGTAAGCACATCATGAACTATTCTGAATTATTAACCAATGTTCGAGACTACACCGAAGTAGATAGTAGTGTTTTATCTGATTCTGTTATTAATACATTTCTTATTAATGTTGAAAATAAAATTGATCGAACAGTTGATTCTGACGCACAAAGAAGATATGCGACCACAAGTTGTCAAGTGGACAATGCTTTTATTGATTTAACTTCTGCTCCTTCCGGCTTTCGATTTGCCAGAGCTATTCAAATAGTTAAAAGCAACGGAGAAAGAGATTGGATTGAGCAAGTTGATACGACCTTTATTGATGAATATTCTGTTACTCGAAGTGATGCTAGTAGTTCAACTAACGGTATTCCTAAATTCTGGGCTAATTGGGACCAAAACACTTTAATTTTGGCTCCTACCCCAGACGAAGCGTATACCTTAGAGATGTGGTATGATGAAACTCCAGAGAGACTTAGCAGTACCAACACTACAACATACATTTCAAATAATGCACCAGAGGTTTTATTGTATGGAGTGCTCTCTGAAGCATATTCCTACTTGAAAAATCCTCAAGAAATGCAATTATACCAACAGAAGTTTCAGGCGTCTTTGAGCGATTGGGCTCAAGATCAAATGGGACGTAAACGTAGGGACGAGTACACGGATGGCGTGTTACGAATTCCGTTAAGGTCAGTAGATCCGGGAGGTAAATAACTATGGCTATAAACCAAGCAGTATGTGCAACGTTTAAACAGCAGCTTCTAGATGGCGACCATGATATCAGTAATGATACATTAAAGCTCGCCCTCTACACAAGTTCAGCTACTTTAGACGCTAATACAAGTGCCTATTCAGCAACCGACGAAGTTGGTGACTCAGGCTCTTATTCAGCAGGTGGTGGAACACTACTAAATGCGACCGTTAGTTTAACAAAAACCAATGCAACCGCTTCAACAGCTTTTGTTGACTTTGATGATTTATCATTCACTACAGCAACAATCGCAGCTCAAGCAGCGTTGATCTATAACACTTCATCTGCAAACACAAATGCAGCAATTGCAGTGTTAGATTTTGGTGGTGTGAAAACATCAACTAACGGAACATTTACAATTCAGTTCCCAACCAACGACGCTACAAACGCAATTCTAAGAATTAGCTAAGGCATAGTATTTACAAACACGAGTGATGTTTGTAGTATAAGCTATGTCTTTTGCTGATTCACCCTTTGCTAGTGCGCCCTTTGCGGCAACAGGAGAAACTAATGCTACTGTTGCATTAACGGGCTTTCAACTAAACATTGCAGAAAACAATCTGATTATTTCTGCTGGTGGTAGCGTTACCGTTACCGCAGCTGAAGATCAGATGGAATTTTCTATTGGGTCTGTCATTGCAGAATCAGAATCAATTGTTGATGCAACAGGTGTTGAAGCTAGTGCTGAGACAGGAACTGCCGTTGCGTTAGCTAGTGCCACTGCATCCGTTAGTGGAGAAGAAATAGAATCTAATACAGGAACGCCTGTTGTTACAGCAAACTCCAATATTGATGTCACAGGGGAACTTTTAAGTACCGAACTCGGCACTGAAGTTGTTACAGCTAGTGCTCTTGTTCAACCTACTGGAATAGAGATATCTTTTGCAGAAGGCACTGTTGTAACTACAGGAACAGCTAATATTGATGTCACAGGGGAACAGATTGACTCGGCTCTCGGTACCGAAGTCATTGTTGCAGATGCCAATGTCGACGTCACAGGATTAGAAGCTTCTCTTACAGACGGTACTGTTGAAGTCATTGCAAATGCAGACGTCATAGTTACAGGTCTTAATATTCAATTTACAGAAGGCACGGCTGAAGTTACAGGGACAGCAATAGTTGATGTCACGGGAATAGAAGTATCCACCGAACTAGGAACAGAAACAATTGTTGCAGATGCTAATGTTGACGTTACTGGATTAGAAATCAACTTTACCGAAGGAACAGCAACCGTTGAGGCCAACGCTACTGTTGTTCTTACAGGGCTAGAAATTAACTT